TACTCCGAAGGTTTCAGATTCAGTCTCTGGAAGGCTCGACATCTGGGGAAATCTAAGAATGCAGCTGATCTCGAACGGTGGATCTTTCGGGCTTTGTTCTAAAGTGCAGATTTGTCAAGCATACTCTCACTATCAATGTTTTGGATCTGGAATTTCAGACAAATTCCCAAGATACAGACATCTTCTAAGCAGATATCCCATGACTCAATTTGGGTTCTTCACTTTCGAGCCAGATTTGCTTTGTGGTCTGTTCGGAAACAGGTATGCCAATTATCTTCATATGGAATCTAATCCTCTGACAAAAGGACTTGTATACAGTATTTTCTCTCAAAAGAATGCTATTCTGAACGAATTCGGCTCAATTGTACTACCAGTCATTATCAAAATGGGTTCTAGAGAAAATTATCAGAAATTTTTAGAGAGAAACAATTATAGCGTGAAAACAAACAAACTGCTAAAGAGGATAATAGAACCTGAGGTCTACTTCAGAGACCCAATGACTCCAGTCGAGCTTAACAGGTTTATCTACCTTAAGATGTATTCACATGATGCAGCCAATTCTTTTGTTTTTGACACTGGAGTTCGAATGATGCATTCAGCAGTCTATATTCTAGATTCTGCCTGTCTTTCAGTCATAGACAAAGAAGAAGATGTGTTAGAATTAAAGAACAAAGAGTCAGGGAGGCCTCATTACAGAGAGAAAAAGTCCATGATACAACTTATGGAAGAGATGGTCTTGGACAGAATGTCAGTGAAAGAGCCAGAGTGCAACACTTTCAAAAACATGCAAGCGCTCTTGTTTCCTTTAAAAGAAACTTATGATCAGGCGACCTACAGAGTTAAGGAAATGAAAGATTCTCGCTTAATGAGATGTGAGCAAAGAGCCTGCAAATTGCAAATTATGTCTTTCAGCAACCAAAAAACTATGGCTGGATACAATGTTTTAGATGTTTGTAGACATCACTGGTTTTCGAAAGACTACCCTTTTCATGAAGTTCTTAAAATGCAAGAAAGAGATGTTGAAGAGCTTGTGAGTTTCTTTAAGATAATGTATCCTTGGTTTAAAGACACTTTTTCAGAGTCTTTAGCTCATTCTCAGCTTCCTCTTTCCACATTCATAAATAATATAAAAAATAATCTTGGGAAAACAGTCACTTGCACAACTTTGGCTCCTCCTTACTGGCCAGGAGATGATTCATTTGCCTTTGCTCAATTGATCAGGAACAACTTCTCTAAAAACGGCTTGCTAGTAGGCAGAGATCTTCAGATGAGTGATAAAGAGCTGTCTGATCGGCACAAAGTCTTGAGAAGCATATACAACCCTCCTTCCACCAGTAGATCTTTAGTTTCTCCGCTTGTTGATGCTCTGGCGGATCTACATAGAACAAGAACTGATGAGAGACTTTCATCTAG